TTGCTCTCTCTAGTGAAAATCCAAAGAGCTGCGACATTATTAAAAACTTATTGTTCCTACCTTATTTAGGTAGTTTCTAAACTAGGAGTTTTTAACAATCGGAGTCCAGTACTGAACTTGTAGTTCAACTGTAAACTCTTCAACAGCATCGTTGTTACCGAAATCTAAATCTATAGCAGCGATAGAACTTGGGAATACGTTGTAGAACTTGTAAGACTTAAGTACATTAGCGTTTTCATCACTCTTAACATCACGAGATAACTGGTGTACTTCCATGTCTGCAAAGTAACCTACTGCATCATCTGTATCATTAAGAGCATTACCTGACTCAGTTGTTGATGTATAGTTCTCATCATATCCTTGTATTGCAGCTGCCCATGTTTCAAATGCAGTTCTTAATTTAAATCCACTGTCATTTTGAATAGTAACAGTCCAAGGTTCAAATGTTCTGTCTCCAGCAATCTTTAAAACTCGTCCTCTAAATGGTACTTCTATAACACCTATCTGAGATGCTGGTAAGTTTGCTGCTCTAATTGTAAATGCACCTAGTTTTGCAAGTTCTGCAGAACCTGATATAATCCCAGTAGGGAATGCCAAGTCAACTTGGAACAGATTAGGTCTTGCGAAATCCGAAGTAACCGCAGCTTTAAAACTGTCAAGTGATCCTCTATTAGCCATGATAGTAAAATTCCCTTTGGTTTAATCCTGTCCTTTATATTTAGTATAATGAATATTTTTAGACATAAAAAATAGCGGAGTTTCCTCCGCTATTCTAACTGTATTTAATTGTTACTTACTGAGCAACTTCGCTAAATGCAACACCAGTACGTGTAGCAACGAATGTTAGAGTAATGTAGTTAATTGTACGAGTTGGTTTCACAAAAACCTCTGCGTAGAATTCACCACGATCTATAGCCTCTGGTGGGTTATTATCGCTATCACACTTGATTAAGAAATCAGTTACACCACGACGACCTTGTACGTCACGTAGGTATGGTTCAATAATATTTAAGAATAGTGATCTTTGTGCCTCATCATTTTGCTCGAAGAGTTGTGCTTTAGCAGCACCACTTACAACACGTTCGATTGTAAGGAATAAACGACGAACGTTTATTCTATCGAATGCGGAAGCATATGATAGAGCAGTCTTATCACCATAAAGAACTACACCCTGACCTGGGAAGGCGACTATTGGGTTAATTCTATTTGCGTATAATGTATCACGCTGAGTCTTGTTAGGTGTAAATGCAAGTTTAATAGCATTTCTTAGAACACCACGTTGGAAACCAGCAGGTGAGAACCAAGGTTCTGCAGTCTCTGTTGTCTGTAAACATAGTCCAGCAACGTCACCGTTACAAGGAATGTAACGATAGAGATCATTGTACTTATCGTAGATATACTTATATCCAGAATCAAATACAACGTAAGAAGAACTTGGGAGAAGTTTGAAGAATGCTTCAATGTTCTCTGTCTGTTGGGAAGCAGAACTTACACCAACAACATTTGCTCTACGAGGAGAAACAAATAGTAGGCAGTCACGACGCTCTTCAACTATATTTGCAAGAGCAGTTACTTTAGCCTTAGCAGTTCCATCATCAACACCAGAAGGACCAGTAAGAATGTAATCAATAGTCTGTGACTCTGGGTCAGCAATTAACTGATATGCACTCTCAACATCTGTACTTGATACACTGTACTCACCACTAGCAACTGAATAGTTAGCACCATCAGCAAGTCTGTAGTAGAATGTTGCGTTGTTCTTAGAACCGATTGTGTAAGAACCACCTGGGAAATCAGTAGTACCATCAGATGAACGTAGTAGGTTAAACTGACGTGAAGCACCAGCTAATCCCCAGTTACCATCTGAAAGTGTACCTGTTGCAGAGAACAATCCAGTTTCATGCAATCCCCAATAGATGTAATTAGAACGTTGCTTAATTACAGTCTTGTAATAGTTAGTTTCACCAACAGAAGTCTTAGCATCAGATGCTTTAGACATTCCAACGAAACGCTCAAGAACAGCACCAGCAGTTCCAGTTAGTCCACCGTCAACATCAACTACAACAATGTGTAGTTCGTCACGGTATCCACCTTGACCAGCAATTGATTGTGAAGTTCCAGGACGTGGAGCAACATTAATCCACTTAACACCAGGAAGATACTCACGCTCGTTATACTCAACACGAACTGAAGTAACAGTTACGTTAGTAGAGTTTGTATCAGCAACAACATCAGTACCAGCAAATTCAATGCTGTCCTTATTAATTGCTATGTATAATCTACGCTCAATACCAGATGATGCAATGGCAGCAGTATTTGTTCCTGCAGTAATTGTCTGACCATCAGCAATGATACCAGTTACACCACCACTAGGAAGTCCTATTTCTAATTTCTGATTATTTGAATCCCATGCAAGAACATCAACTGATTCTTGAGAACCACCAATGTTAATTGTAGTAGTAGCACCAGGAGTAAATGTACCAACAATAGTATCAACACTTAAGAGTATGCTGTACTTGAATACTTTACCAGCAGCACCTGAAGATGCAGAAAGAGCAGCATCAGCAACAAACTCATGCTCGTTACCTGAACCAGGAGCAGGGAGAACAGCAATTTGGTCAGCACCAGAGTCTGTTACAAATATACCAATCGAATTACCTTTATGACCTGGAGTTCTAGCTGCCCACTTCCAATTATTGTTTGAATCTTCATAACTTGCTTCATAACCATCTAGGTTCTTAATCAAAGGAGCAGTACCACCATCAACACCATTCTTTAATGCAGTTGAGTTAACCCTAATTGCTTTTAAAATACCACCATAAGATAGGAACTGCGATGCAGTATACCAATACTCATAGTTGGAATCATTTGGTTTACCAAATTTCTCTACAAGATCTCTCTCAGATGTTACTGACACCACTTCCTCAACAGGTCCGAGTTCAAACGGTGCAGCTATTACACCCAAGTTTGCTGTTGATAAGCTGGTGATTGTCGTCAGGTCTCTCTCCTGTACTACTACACCTGGCGATAATTGATTGGCTGCCATGTTTATAAACTCCTAGAATATCCCGTGGACGGTTAACTAAGATTATTTATATTTTTGAATACTCACCTGAAGTCTAACATATGCTGCACATCGCCATATTCCGCAACTTCCCATCTTTCTCCTTGAGCGTCTACAAATGTATCTTCTTCTTGTCCATCATTAATAAATCCAAACGGAGACATATCCTGTTCGATAGATTCTCTTTGGTCATCGTATATTCTTTGTCTTACATCATTATCATGCATCTCTTTAAAGTATTCTTGCATGGCCATCCATCCAAACATTACTAGACACATAGCAAGGTCATCATGACATCCGTCTTCTGCCTGAAAACTATTTCCTTTTTGAATAAACGTAGTTAATTCCGCAATAGTATCATAATCATTAATGAGTAATTTATCATCTTCAATCAATGCTTTGAGATTAGAACAACCAACTGATTTAACAGCAGTACTCATCTTCACACCAAGTTGTGTCTTCTTACCTGAGAACCCTTGTCCTAATTGTTGACCTGCCCTACCCCTCATAGCAGCCATTAATAAATTTTCATATTCTAAATCGAATTGAATGATGTCTGCTACCTGTCCACCAATATCATTTACCTCACAAAGGATGTATGCATTATTATATTTCTTAGCTACATCAACTATAATATTAGGTAAGATGATGGGTTTAATTTCATTATTCTTATACCGTGCTATCATCTTATATGGTAATGTAGTTGAATCAATGACACAAAACGCAGAGTAATCCCCACCAATACCACGTGATACATCAACAGTGATAATATAATTATGTTCTTCAATTGGTTGCTCATAGATTGATAAACCTCTATTCGATAATATAGGGTCTTCATATGGCATAACCCTCAATTTACTTGCTGAGATTAAAGTGTCTACAGATCCTAAGAACTCACATTCAAACTCAACTTTAAACTGTGCTTCTGAAGTATTCTTAATAGTTTGTTCTTTCCATACATCATCTCTACCAGGTACTTGAGACCAATGCACTTCAGTAGGAATATATTCATTTGCTTTACGTTCAGCATCATGCCATAACTTATAAAACATATTCATACCATGTGGTGTAGATATGATTATGACCTTCGTTTTCTTACCAGAAGATATAGTAGGATATACGGAACTAAAGAATTGCTCTGCGATATGGTTCGGGACAAAGGCGAATTCGTCGAGAAATATAATGTTAAACGACATACCTCTAACAGCACTTGCTGATGTAGAAGCAGCCAAAATTTTACTCCCATTCTCTAACTCCAGACTACCTTTATTCCATCCCAGTATACCTTGTTGTAACCATTTTGGTAAGTTCTCATATGATAATTGTAACCTACCTAACATTTCACGAGCAGTTGCTGCTTTGTTAGCAAGGATTGCTACGTTAACATTATCATTAAACAGTACATACCATAAAAGATATGCAGTAACAATAGTTGACTTACCAGACTGACGAGGAAGTTTTGCTATATTAAATCTATGATCATGAAACCTTTGAACCATATCTTCTTGGAAGTCATACATCTTAAATGGTATGACACCGTGGTCAAGAGACACAATTCTAATATACTCTCTTATAAAGTATACAGGATCCTTTGCACATTTTAAATATTCTGCAACCTCATCTTTAGAAAACTCTTGTGGTACATTTGCTTTCTTTAGATTAGGATTACCTAAATAAATTTCTTGTGTCTTGCTCATATTCCTCTGTTGGTATAGACCACTCAATTAATATACGTCTGCCTGTTTTACCATGCAAATCAATATACTTTTGATCAAGACTCGACCAGTGTCCCAAACGTTCTCCTAATTTCACGTAAAGTTTCAAAATCTTTCTGTTTAGTACCGCCATCATATGCCCAAGCATAACCCTCCGTAATCATAAGTTCATTTAGTGAAATAGTAGCATCGCCAATGTAGAGCCAACCAAGAAGCCTACCATACTTCCCAACCCCACCCTTAAGTTCAGTTCTAATAAGGAGCTCTTCATCACCTTTAATAGTCTCAGTAAGTTTTTCTTTTAACCAGTTAGTAGCATCTATTCCCAATGCCTTCTCTTCCAAGTCTCTTGTTCTTTTCTCTGGCGTATCAACTCCTGCAATTCTAACTCTTTCTTTCTTGTATAGATCAAAGCCGAGGT